ACAAGCCTTGCAGCCATCAAGAACGCAGAATTTAGCGAGACTGGGGCTTTTTATATGGATGGCTCTGGAACGGCTGTATTTAAGTCCAGAGCGCAGGTCATGGCTTCTCTAGCTGCCACGCCAACCGCGTTCAACCAGACAGGCGGTATTCCATACAAGAACGTCAAATACGCCTTTGACGATAAGCTCATCATTAACACAGCAACCTTTGGTCGTGTTGGCGGTACTCCAGTCACAGTCACCAACACAGATTCGGTCAATAAGTATTTCCCACACAGCATTTCACAGACTGACCTTGTGGCAGAAACCGATGCCATTGTGGAAAACATCGCCCGCGAATATGTAGCAACCCGTCAGGAAACCACCATCCGCATTGACGAGCTAGAAGTGGACTTACTCGATCCAGCAGTTCCAACCGACACAATGATTGGGCTCGATTATTTCAGCAATCTACTTATTACCAATGTGCAGCCCGATGGCAGCACCATTGTTAAAAACCTGCAATATCAGGGAATCAGTTGGGACATTACGCCTAACAAGATGACCGCAAAGATTACGACTCTTGAACCAATAGCTGATGGGTTCATAGTCGGAAGTTCGTATTACGGTATAATCGGCACTAATACATTGGGATACTAGGAGAATCATGCCAACAGGACTACCAGCAGCCACAGGAGACGTTTTAACAGCCGCCACAGTCAATGGCTTGGTGAGCTTTAGCACAACCACACAGACAGCCGATTACACCCCAGTATCAGCCGATCAGTACCAAATGCTTGTTCTTATGAACAAGGCAACCGCTGTGAACTTTACAATTCCAACCAATGCTTCAGTAGCCTATCCAGTAGGCACAGCCATTACAGTTCTGAACATTGGTGCTGGAACTTGCACAATCAAGGCAGTTACTTCAGGCACAACCACAGTTCTTTCAGCTGGAGCAACAGCAGCTCAGCCAACACTTGCCCAATACAAGAGCGCGGTCTGCATCAAGACTGCAACTGACACTTGGTATGTAGTAGGCGCAATTGCTTAATTTAATCTCTGCCATTCATGGGACTGGGGTTGCCGCATCAACCAATTCCTATGAGTCTATTGCTACCACCACAGTCGGCGCAGGTGGAGTTTCTAATGTTACTTTTTCCTCAATTCCTGGCACCTACAAACATTTGCAAATAAGAATTTTGGCTAATGGCTCAACCGCTGGTGACCAAGATTTACAAGTGCAGTTAAACAGCGATACAGGAACAAATTATTCCTACCACACGCTTTATGGAAACGGGGCATCCGCTGCCGCCAACGCTGGTGCAACACAATCGTCAATGATTGGTGGATGGAATTTTGCTATTGGCACAGGTTCAGCAAATATTTACTCTGTTGCGGTAATAGATGTTTTAGAATATGCGAACACAAATATCTATAAAACTATTCGTTCCCTTGCTGGACAAGATAAAAATGGGTCTGGAACAGTTGGTCTTTTTTCTGGAAACTGGCGCTCCACTTCTGCGGTTACTTCAATCAAACTCTACCCTGCATCTGGAAATTTTAACCAATACTCATCATTTGCCCTTTACGGCGTGAAAGGATAAACAATGGCAGCAGGAGCAACTTACACGCCTATTGCGACTACTACGCTTGGAAGCGCACAAGCTTCTTATACCTTTAGTTCAATTAGCGGTAGTTATACTGATTTGGTTTTGGTAGTTGCTGGTTCTATTGGTGGTACTGACCCGCGAAATGTTTTGCTAGAATTCAACTCGGATAGCGGTAGTAATTATTCCGTTACCATTTTATATGGGGATGGAACTTCTGCGGCTTCAGCAAGGGTGTCAAATGATACTGCCGCAAATGTTGGTGGTTTATCTAATTCAACTCAATCAAACACTATTGCACACATTATGAATTACTCAAACACAACAACTTACAAAACAGCAATAGGTAGAGGCAATAGACCTGCTGACCAAATAAATGCCAAAGTTGCTTTATGGCGCAATACGGCAGCGATTACTTCTATTAAAGTTTACATAAGTGCCGCACAAAACCTTGCGGCTGGAACAATGCTGACCCTTTACGGCATTACTGCGGCTTAAGGAGACATTATGGCAAATACTTATGAACTAATCGCATCATCCACAGTCGGAGCAGGTGGGGCAACAACAATTGACTTTACAAGCATTCCGAGTACTTATACGGATTTGGTTCTTATTTGCTCATTACGAGTTGCTAGAGCATCTACTGTGAACAACACAGTCATCAAATTTAATAGTTCCAGTTCTTCATATTCAGAAAAAATCCTTTATGGAAATGGTTCTAGTGCTGGTTCTTACAGCGACACACAAATTTATGATGTTAATAATGCTGCAAATTCAACAAGCAACACTTTTGCAAATAGCCAATTTTACATTCCGAATTATACTGGTTCTGCTAATAAATCTGTTAGTAATGATTCGGTGGCAGAAAATAACGCAACCGCTGCAACTTCACAATTAGTTGCTGGTTTATGGTCAAATAGTGCGGCTATTTCGTCTATCTCATTGACCGATTATTCAGGTACTAATTTTGTTCAATACTCAACCGCTTATCTATATGGAGTAAAAAATGCCTAAACCAACAAGAATAGAAATCAACTGCGAGACAGGCGTTGAGTCAATCATTGAATTGACCGATGCTGAAATTGCAGAAATGGAAGCAGCAGCAGCACAGGCTGAAGCAGAGCGAGCAGCAAAAGAAGCTGACGATGCTGCAAAAGCAGAAGCAAAGGCTGCGTTATTAGATCGTCTCGGTATTACCGCAGAGGAAGCCAAGTTACTTTTGGCATGAATGCGTGGCTATGCAAGGCTGGTCGTCAATTACGGGAGCAGATAGATGATGCATTTCCAAACCGCTCTCGATCCAGCGATGGGTGGGTCGCGGATGCAAGACACGTTGCGGCTGGTAAATCTAATCATATACCAGACCCTGATAGCGGAATCGTTCGGGCAATCGACATTACAAGGAATCTATCTGGAGCAAAAGAGCCCGACCTCATGCCTTATCTTGCAGACCAGATTCGTCTCGCAGCAAGAAGCGATAAGCGAATTGCTTACGTCATCTTTAACGGAAAGATCGCGTCATCTCGAATGGGCTTTCGCTGGAGAAAATATAAGGGAAGCAATCCGCACAACCATCATTGCCATATTTCTTTCACTAAAAAGGGCGACCACGATGGTTCGTTCTTTAATATCCCGATGATAGGCGGCAGCATATGAACATGAAACACCCAGCAATTATCTCTATCGGCGCATTCTTGGCTGTATGGGGAACTACCTCTAATTTCTCTTTGGACTATCGTTCCATTCTAGGCGCTGTTGTTGCTGGCGTATTTGGTTATGCAACGCCAAAAAAGTGACCCAATCTGACTTTTTTACGCTCTACATTGCGACCATCACCATCATTGGTGGGTTGGCTGGGTACGTCATTACTCATTTACTGTCTGAAATTAAACGGCTTAATCAGCGTGTCGATGAGATTTACAACATACTTCTAGAGCGATAATTATTTCCATGCCAGCAAAGAAGCGGGTCATAGATTTAGAAACATACAACCAACTGGATGCTTACTGCATTGCGTTGAATGAGTATTACAAGTCTCTACGCAAGGCTGGGTTCAACGATCCAACAGCTCTATTCCTGATTACTGAAAGGGCTTCGTTTCCAGACTGGATATTGCCAGCCAAGCCAATAGAAAAGATTGGCAGCATAGACCCTGACGAATTCGAGGATGACGATTAAGCGAATTGTTATTCTAAGTGACTTGCAAGTCCCGTTCGAGGATGAACACGTCACCCGTAACATCATTGCTTTTCTTAAAAAGTTCAAGCCAGACCAGACAGTTACCATTGGCGATGAGATAGATTTCCAGACCATCAGCAAGTGGTCTGAAGGTACTCCAGCAGCTTATGACATGGTGCTTGGTGAGGATCGTGACCGCTGCGTGGACTTGCTCTGGGAATTGGGCGTTACTGACTGCATTCGCTCAAATCACACAGACCGCCTGTATAACATCATCATGAAAAAAATCCCTAGTTTCTTGTCATTACCTGAGCTGCGCTTTGAGAAGTTTATGAAGTTCGATGAACTGGGCATTACCTTCCACAAGAATCCCATGCAGATAGCACCCAACTGGATAGCAGTTCATGGCGACCATACGCCTATTAAGCAATTGGGTGGGCTCTCAGCCCTTGAAGCAGCCCGCAGGCATGGCAAGAATGTCATCTCAGGTCATACCCATAGGGCAGGGCGTAGCGCCTTCACAGAAGCCTCTAGCGGGCGCGTAGGGCGTGTTTTACACGGCGTTGAGATAGGACATCTCATGGATTACCGCAAAGCCCTCTATGGCGGTTCTACGGGCGCATTTAACTGGCAGCAAGCCTTTGCCATTATGTATGTCAAGGGCAACAATGTCCAAGTCGATCTCATTAACATTGAAAAGAACGGCACGTTTATCGTGCAGGGCAAGGTTTATGGGCGAGTCCGTTAGCATCGCCATCCCTGACTTAGAGGATGAATCTGTGGATGAAATCGTTATACAACTGTTACCTAAAAATGGTGGTTGTCGGGTCAGGTAGGGCGTATTGTTCTTTCTGTAGCGGAGATACCAGCTACGGAAGGGCTCGAAAATGGCACAGAAAAATCAAGACATAACTACAGAAGTCATGTTTAGTGATGATCGCACAACCGCTTGCATTAGCGGTTATTACAAAGGCGAACTCATTGTTCAGGAAGTAAAGACTTTAATAACTACTGAATATCAGCGCGCTGCTGCTTACTACATTCCAGGAATCCGCAACAAGGTACGCAAGGCGGTGGGTATCTAATGACAACAAAAGCCAAGTGCTTTGAATTAGCCAATGAGCATGGTTTGACAATTACCTACTCATTTCGTGGTTATGAAAAATCCAGCAGCGTTGATTTGCCTGACGGATTTCAGGATTACGATGGCAGGACTGGATTATGTTTTGAAACATACGAACAAACAGCCAAAGATTTTTGGAAGGCTGTATATGGCGACATCGAGCAGCTTGTGATGATGAAAGATCGCTGGACTCAAATTGAACGAGAGTTGGTGTCAGCATGACAATCGCACAAATGATTACTTTTGCAGTATGCGTCTTAATGTTTTGGCTTGGTTATAAATCAGGCTACGCAACTGGCTATGTGGATGGGCGCAAGGCAGTTCGCTATCACTATGAGAAATTGGAACGCCAGTTTAAGCAGGTGGGAAAGTGAGAGCTAGTGAATACCTTGATTCAGCAAAAGCAACCATCCAGCAAAGAGGAATGGTGTACGGACACCCAAGCGACAATATGCAGCGAACAGCCGCACTTTGGAGCGCATACCTCGAAATGCCGATTACTGACTATCAGGTTGCGATGTGTATGGCGCTTGTCAAAGTCGCAAGGAGTATGGAAACTCCGAGCAATGACACTTACCTCGATCTCGCAGCGTATGTTGCAATAAGTGGACAACTCCACACAGAGGAGAATGAACTCTATGTTTAACCTTGAGGATTATGAGACAGTTGAGGAACGACTCATCAAGTTTTGGAAGGAGCATCCCGATGGTCGCATTGCTACGAAATTGCTGGATTTCAGTTCTGGGCGTTATATCGTTCAGGCTTTTATTTATCGAACTGAAGTTGATCAACACGCTTGGGCAACTGGGCTCGCAGAGGAAACGATTACGGGACGTGGAGTTAATGCTACTTCAGCTCTCGAAAATTGTGAGACGAGTGCGATTGGTCGTGCGCTCGCGTCGGCTGGTTATGCGACAAAGGGCAAACGCCCGAGCCGCGAGGAAATGGGCAAAGTTGCCGCTGCTAAGAACAATGAGGCACTTATCGAAGCCACTAAAGCCAAGATGAAAGAAACAGCTAAAGAATATGTCCCTGTACCAGTAGAGGATGATGTATGGACAATCAAAGACCGATTACCAGTTACGACATTAGACGAAGCAGTCGCGATGGTGAAATCAGAACTTGGTGGCACAACGGAAACGGACATACAACGCTGCAAGCATGGCGAGATGATATGGAAAACTGGTACTGGCAAAAATGGGAAACAATGGGCTCACTTTAGATGCCCGCAGCAAGGTCATCCGATGTCGGACCCATGCGATCCAATCTGGTATGAGATTGGTAGCGATGGTAAGTGGAAACAGCAGGTGAAGCGATAATGGGACACATTCAATTCCTTAATCAAGATGGAGAATGGGAATCATTCCCAACAGATGAGCAAGAGGCTAATCTCAGAGAGAATGCAAAGACGCTTGAGGAACTTGGTTATCAGCTCATTTGTCAAGGTTGCAATAAGTTCCCAAATGCAACCCAAATAAGAGAACGATGGCTCAAGCATGAATGGACTTGTTCTGCTTGTGGCGTAGTTAATTCTGCTGGTCGTGCATGACACGACACAGAAAAGATCGAGGCTTGCGTACTGAGCGAGTGGTTGCAGCCTATCTCTCGCAATGGTGGAGAAGCGCAAGCATTGGTCGAGGTGCTGGAAAAGATATAACCAATGTCCCGTTCGACATTGAGGTTAAGGCTAGATCGGCGTTCCAGCCCCTAGAGTGGTTGCGCCAAGCCACCAAGAGAGCAGGGGGCAAAGAGCTTCCTTTCGTGGTGTGTCGTATGAATGGACAGGGTGAAGATGCTTCCGAGTATCTTGCTTTCATGCGATTTGGTGACTTGGTGCAGCTACTTCTACCAATCTACGGAGATATTCAGAAAGATTCGGTAGAATTAGAGCCTGAAAGATGCACACAATGTGGATCGTGGAAGTTAAAGGAAGTCCCATGCAGGACGTGTTGAAGCACGTAGTCATGTTCTCTGGTGGCATAGGTTCATGGGCAGCAGCCAAAATAGTGGCACAAAAACACGGCACAGAGAACCTGTATTTACTCTTTACAGACGTAAAAGGTAAAAATACCTCTGAGCATATAGGAGAAGATCAGGACACTTATAGATTCATCGAGCAAGCCGTCAACAACATAGGTGGTCAATATGTTTATATCAATAGCGGTAAAGATATATGGGAAGTGTTTAAGGAAAGCAGATTTCTAGGTAATTCACGTCTGGCGAAGTGTTCCCATGAATTGAAGCAAAAACCAGCAAGAGAATGGATTGATGCAAATTGTGACCCAGATAACACAATAATTTATCTTGGTATTGACTGGACAGAGACTCACAGACTTGCAGCCATTGTCAAGAATTATTTGCCATTCAAAGTGGAAGCTCCTTTAACTGAATATCCTTATTACACAAAAGAACAGTTAATCCAAATGGCGCAAAATGCTGGGATTGATACACCTAGATTATACAAATTAGGCTTTGCTCATAATAACTGCGGGGGTGGCTGCGTAAGAGCTGGTCAAGGGCAGTTCAAACACTTACTTGACACGATGCCAGAACGTTTTGCGGAGTGGGAAAAACAAGAGATAATTATGCAGCAATACTTAAATAAGGATGTAACTATATTGAATGAAGTCATAGACGGAGTAAAGAAGCCATTGCCATTGATCGAGTTGCGGCGTCGTGCAGAGGAACAACCAGCAATGATTGACATATACGATATAGGTGGCTGCGCCTGCTTTGTGGAGTCGTAATGCCGATTTATGAGTTTGAATGCAACAACGAGAGGTGCGAAGCGAACGCACGATACGATCAGGAGTTTTCGATAGCAGAACCGCATGACTTGGATTGTCCATTCTGCGGTGAGTCCATGCGGAAGGTTTATAGCTCTGTACCAGCAGTTCATTTCAAGGGTTCAGGGTTCTATTCAACTGATAAATAAATGTGACCTAATTCACTCTCATATAGTGAGACGATAGGAGAAGTCCATGCGTAACGTATTTGACAAGCCGAGTATGCTCTCTAGCGAAAGCCCATCAGGGGCTTACCCCGAGCCGCTTAAGCGGGTAGCTCGGGGGGTCGCCATCGCATTGGTGGGACTTTTGTCTTTCGGGTCGAGCCCTGCAGATGGTATTTCACAAATTCGATATAACAACTTATTCTCATTAGCTGATTACCAATTAACTGAAAAACAAGAATCTTGTCATAATCGAATTACATTCCTTGAAAGTAGTAATCGAATAGATGCAGTTAATGGATCACATTATGGTTACTATCAAGGCAGAAGTATTAGCCTTAAAGGCGCACCATACGACTACCAGTTCTACTGGTATTGGAAGTATGTGAGCCATAGATACGGAGTAACACGCTATGATGAGCCTAACTATTGTGCAGCATTAGCACACTTACAACGTAAGGG